TTATTGAACAGAAATGTAAGCGCGAGACTTGTAGTTAACAACTGATGAAACATAATCATAATGAGCTTCCATCTTCAAAGCGATATCAATAACGCTACAACCATCATCGTGAAGCTGTCGCATGAGCTCAATATCATTATCTGAAAACTTACAAAGACGATGTGACTCCCCACAATTGTGTTCAAGCCCCATCTTAGCAGCAAAACGCCTAACACCCCCATAGCTACGACCTAAATCCTTTGCAATCTGTTTATAGGACTTAGTCGCATGATGCTTCCTGATGTAATCCTTATCTCGAGGTGAATACGGCTTACGCCTAGAAGAAAGACCTAGCATCAAAATTTGCTTTGAAACAGAGGGATAGCTAACACCAAAATGCTCAGCTATATCACGATAAGAACGCCCTGAAGCATAGAGTTCTTTAATCTCATGACGCTCCTCATCCGTCCAAATTTTACAACCACGAACCAATAAAGCCTTATGTTGAGTTTCTCTATAATCACGGTAAAAAGAAGAATTCATAATATGCTACCCCGTTATTTCTTTAAGTAATTTTTGATGAATATCAGGAAGACTAAACTCCGAATCCTGATGTTCACTGGACACGAGGAGACCGAAAACCTTTTCAATATCCCCATCAAAATATTTAGCTAAATCCGCAAGCGTTCGACCAACCTGACGACGCGCCCACTTTGCTCTCCCGTGAATATCGAGAGCGATTGAAGACTTTTTGTGATCACCTTTACAGGGCAAGAAGCCACGATTGAAGCCGAGAAATCGCAAATTCCGGCAAAATAACCGCTAATATCGAGCAGAACATCAATAGGAAAGTCCTTCAATTCCACCTCATTGCGAAACCAATACATATCAAGCCCTAATTGAGCAGCCTTGTTATAAATACGCCAGTAAACCCTAGATTGACGACTACCCACTTCAAACGATTCATTAACAACACGACCATTAGCCTCTTTAAAAACACGTTCGCCAGCAACTGGCGTTCTACCTCTTGAACTAGTTCTAAACGCATCATCTGAATAGGCTTTCTTTGCATAATCACGACCAAAAGACCGTGAAAATCATCGACAGCCAAATCAATACGAGAAAGCTTCGAGCAATCGAGAAGCTGTAACCACCAATGCAAACGAAACAAAGATGTATGCTCAACAAGAGAACGACACCCTAGCCCTTCAAGCTGTATATAACAGGTATCACGGTTACCACCGAGAGCCACAAAACCAACGTGCTGACGAGAATGTTTAGGAGTCAAATGACAGGAATCCTCATAACCATTAAGCCCCTTTTCACGCCACGGAGACATTCTCAAACCTAAAACGTGAAGACAAAAACTTCCAAACGGTCAAGCATGGCAACGCGCCATTTAGAACGATAAAGATCCTCTAGTTTTGCTTTTCGCTTAGGACAACGAACACGCTGATACGTTGGTTTTGGTAATGGTGCCCAACAAGGATTAGACAAATCAGACTTGTGAGCATGACGGAGTGATGAGTACGGAAATGAAAAAGACAAGTAATCAACAAAACGAAGGCGTAGCCTCAGTGTCGATTTGTAGCTCTTCTACTGTAAAAATATTCTTTTCATTAAATCCCAAAAACCTGTCAAGTGTAACTTTTCATCCATACTAGATATAAAAATTTACATTTTCAAGTCACTGGATAAAAAACACTCCTTATAATTAAATAAATTAACCAATTAAGGGGCTTTTATGTTTGAAGATAAAATAAAGTGGCTTAGAGAGGGTAGAAAAATGCGACAAGAAGATGTTGCAAAAGCTATCGGCATTACAAAATCAACATACATAAAGTATGAAAAAGGCACCCAATCCCCGCAATTAGAAGTGGTGGAAAAAATAGCAAGGCTATATGGGGTCTCAGTCTCAGAGCTAGTAGGAGGAGAAAAACCATCCTTAAACGAGCAGTTAAACTCAAGAATGGAGTTAATAGATAAACTGGAGGATGAGGAAAAAAATCAATAATGCTAATAATTGACGGTCTGATATACAGAAGACAAAACATCGAGTTATCAAAAACACTATAGATAACTCGCTAACGCTCAAACACTGGCGCGTTACACTTGCGAATACACGGTGAAGGCTGACAGTTCCGTGGAATTAACCCCCGTAATACTAGACGGGGTTTCGCTCCCTCCGCCGCGTTCGGCCTCCTCAGTCTTCGTCGTTCTCACTTGTTGTCAGGTCGGCAAACTAAAAGGAAAAGTAAAAAGCCTAGTGGAAATACTAGGCTTTTCAGTAAGTTAAGAATTAACTGTATCGATGTAAGTGCGTATTGTGCGAATTATGTTACGGGCTAGCCCTTAGGGAATGATCTAATTCGGACGCACCACGTAAACGGCTATAGCGACCTCATTAGCCACATTCCCTAGCGTTCTAGGCCGCTGGCAAACCCTCAACATAATTCATACCCATAATACGCACTAAGAGCTAATTTGTTTAAGACCGTCTAAGGCGTCCAGATAACCAGAAACGGCCTTACCATTACGATACAGCTTATCTCTAAGCTGCTCATTCTTGCGAACCTCTGATAAGTAAAGCTCTCGATACTTCAAAGCCTCATAACCGCCCTTGATTAGTGCCTTACTCATTGTAGACGTGTTGGTTTGGTCTTTTAGGTCTGAAAGCATTTTCTCATGCTCTGTTGTGTCTCGAATTGTAATTGCCATCATTTTTCCTTTCTGCACAAATTACCTGGTTTGATTATGGTAGCAAAATAACAACTCGAGTCCAGGAACCGGTGCGTGTTTTGATAGCAAACATAAAAATCATAATACGCACTTAGACAGATTTAAGAGTCACCAGTGACCACAGCTATTTAGTGCATAGAAACCATAATACGCACAGAGAGCTATCAGAGAGCCAGTAAAACTATAACCACCCAAAAACACCCAACAAAGCCTAACCAAGCTTTAAGAGCGCTTAGCAAGATGAAGGTTTTCGTTTGCGTCTTTAGCTATGCTACGGTCGCAAGCTCCCTGATTTTCGGGCAATAAAAAGGCACTCCCCAAAAGTATGAAGAGTGCCCTTATCCCTACGGGGTTAGACCGAATCAATATTGAATTTTGAGCATTCAAAAATAGAATTTGATTATTGAACAGAAATGTAAGCGCGAGACTTGTAGTTAACAACTGATGAAACATAATCATAATGAGCTTCCATCTTCAAAGCGATATCAATAACGCTACAACCATCATCGTGAAGCTGTCGCATGAGCTCAATATCATTATCTGAAAACTTACAAAGACGATGTGACTCCCACAATTGTGTTCAAGCCCCATCTTAGCAGCAAAACGCCTAACACCCCCATAGCTACGACCTAAATCCTTTGCAATCTGTTTATAGGACTTAGTCGCATGATGCTTCCTGATGTAATCCTTATCTCGAGGTGAATACGGCTTACGCCTAGAAGAAAGACCTAGCATCAAAATTTGCTTTGAAACAGAGGGATAGCTAACACCAAAATGCTCAGCTATATCACGATAAGAACGCCCTGAAGCATAGAGTTCTTTAATCTCATGACGCTCCTCATCCGTCCAAATTTTACAACCACGAACCAATAAAGCCTTATGTTGAGTTTCTCTATAATCACGGTAAAAGAAGAATTCATAATATGCTACCCCGTTATTTCTTTAAGTAATTTTTGATGAATATCAGGAAGACTAAACTCCGAATCCTGATGTTCACTGGACACGAGGAGACCGAAAACCTTTTCAATATCCCCATCAAAATATTTAGCTAAATCCGCAAGCGTTCGACCAACCTGACGACGCGCCCACTTTGCTCTCCGTGAATATCGAGAGCGATTGAAGACTTTTGTGATCACCTTTACAGGGCAAGAAGCCACGATTGAAGCCGAGAAATCGCAAATTCCGGCAAAATAACCGCTAATATCGAGCAGAACATCAATAGGAAAGTCCTTCAATTCCACCTCATTGCGAAACCAATACATATCAAGCCCTAATTGAGCAGCCTTGTTATAAATACGCCAGTAAACCCTAGATTGACGACTACCCACTTCAAACGATTCATTAACAACACGACCATTAGCCTCTTTAAAAACACGTTCGCCAGCAACTGGCGTTCTACCTCTTGAACTAGTTCTAAACGCATCATCTGAATAGGCTTTCTTTGCATAATCACGACCAAAAGACCGTGAAAATCATCGACAGCCAAATCAATACGAGAAAGCTTCGAGCAATCGAGAAGCTGTAACCACCAATGCAAACGAAACAAAGATGTATGCTCAACAAGAGAACGACACCCTAGCCCTTCAAGCTGTATATAACAGGTATCACGGTTACCACCGAGAGCCACAAAACCAACGTGCTGACGAGAATGTTTAGGAGTCAAATGACAGGAATCCTCATAACCATTAAGCCCCTTTTCACGCCACGGAGACATTCTCAAACCTAAAACGTGAAGACAAAAAACTTCCAAACGGTCAAGCATGGCAACGCGCCATTTAGAACGATAAAGATCCTCTAGTTTTGCTTTTCGCTTAGGACAACGAACACGCTGATACGTTGGTTTTGGTAATGGTGCCCAACAAGGATTAGACAAATCAGACTTGTGAGCATGACGGAGTGATGAGTACGGAAATGAAAAGACAAGTAATCAACAAAAACGAAAGGCGTAGCCTCAGTGTCGATTTGTAGCTCTTCTACTGTAAAAATATTCTTTTCATTAAATCCCAAAACCTGTCAAGTGTAACTTTTCATCCATACTAGATATAAAAATTTACATTTTCAAGTCACTGGATAAAAAACACTCCTTATAATTAAATAAATTAACCAATTAAGGGGCTTTTTATGTTTGAAGATAAAATAAAGTGGCTTAGAGAGGGTAGAAAAATGCGACAAGAAGATGTTGCAAAAGCTATCGGCATTACAAAATCAACATACATAAAGTATGAAAAAGGCACCCAATCCCCGCAATTAGAAGTGGTGGAAAAAATAGCAAGGCTATATGGGGTCTCAGTCTCAGAGCTAGTAGGAGGAGAAAAACCATCCTTAAACGAGCAGTTAAACTCAAGAATGGAGTTAATAGATAAACTGGAGGATGAGGAAAAAAATCAATAATGCTAATAATTGACGGTCTGATATACAGAAGACAAAACATCGAGTTATCAAAAACACTATAGATAACTCGCTAACGCTCAAACACTGGCGCGTTACACTTGCGAATACACGGTGAAGGCTGACAGTTCCGTGGAATTAACCCCCGTAATACTAGACGGGGTTTCGCTCCTCCGCCGCGTTCGGCCTCCTCAGTCTTCGTCGTTCTCACTTGTTGTCAGGTCGGCAAACTAAAAGGAAAAGTAAAAAGCCTAGTGGAAATACTAGGCTTTTCAGTAAGTTAAGAATTAACTGTATCGATGTAAGTGCGTATTGTGCGAATTATGTTACGGGCTAGCCCTTAGGGAATGATCTAATTCGGACGCACCACGTAAACGGCTATAGCGACCTCATTAGCCACATTCCCTAGCGTTCTAGGCCGCTGGCAAACCCTCAACATAATTCATACCCATAATACGCACTAAGAGCTAATTTGTTTAAGACCGTCTAAGGCGTCCAGATAACCAGAAACGGCCTTACCATTACGATACAGCTTATCTCTAAGCTGCTCATTCTTGCGAACCTCTGATAAGTAAAGCTCTCGATACTTCAAAGCCTCATAACCGCCCTTGATTAGTGCCTTACTCATTGTAGACGTGTTGGTTTGGTCTTTTAGGTCTGAAAGCATTTTCTCATGCTCTGTTGTGTCTCGAATTGTAATTGCCATCATTTTTCCTTTCTGCACAAATTACCTGGTTTGATTATGGTAGCAAAATAACAACTCGAGTCCAGGAACCGGTGCGTGTTTTGATAGCAAACATAAAAATCATAATACGCACTTAGACAGATTTAAGAGTCACCAGTGACCACAGCTATTTAGTGCATAGAAACCATAATACGCACAGAGAGCTATCAGAGAGCCAGTAAAACTATAACCACCCAAAAACACCCAACAAAGCCTAACCAAGCTTTAAGAGCGCTTAGCAAGATGAAGGTTTTCGTTTGCGTCTTTAGCTATGCTACGGTCGCAAGCTCCTGATTTTCGGGCAATAAAAAGGCACTCCCCAAAAGTATGAAGAGTGCCCTTATCCCTACGGGGTTAGACCGAATCAATATTGAATTTTGAGCATTCAAAAATAGAATTTGATTATTGAACAGAAATGTAAGCGCGAGACTTGTAGTTAACAACTGATGAAACATAATCATAATGAGCTTCCATCTTCAAAGCGATATCAATAACGCTACAACCATCATCGTGAAGCTGTCGCATGAGCTCAATATCATTATCTGAAAACTTACAAAGACGATGTGACTCCCCACAATTGTGTTCAAGCCCCATCTTAGCAGCAAAACGCCTAACACCCCCATAGCTACGACCTAAATCCTTTGCAATCTGTTTATAGGACTTAGTCGCATGATGCTTCCTGATGTAATCCTTATCTCGAGGTGAATACGGCTTACGCCTAGAAGAAAGACCTAGCATCAAAATTTGCTTTGAAACAGAGGGATAGCTAACACCAAAATGCTCAGCTATATCACGATAAGAACGCCCTGAAGCATAGAGTTCTTTAATCTCATGACGCTCCTCATCCGTCCAAATTTTACAACCACGAACCAATAAAGCCTTATGTTGAGTTTCTCTATAATCACGGTAAAAAGAAGAATTCATAATATGCTACCCCGTTATTTCTTTAAGTAATTTTTGATGAATATCAGGAAGACTAAACTCCGAATCCTGATGTTCACTGGACACGAGGAGACCGAAAACCTTTTCAATATCCCCATCAAAATATTTAGCTAAATCCGCAAGCGTTCGACCAACCTGACGACGCGCCCACTTTGCTCTCCCGTGAATATCGAGAGCGATTGAAGACTTTTGTGATCACCTTTACAGGGCAAGAAGCCACGATTGAAGCCGAGAAATCGCAAATTCCGGCAAAATAACCGCTAATATCGAGCAGAACATCAATAGGAAAGTCCTTCAATTCCACCTCATTGCGAAACCAATACATATCAAGCCCTAATTGAGCAGCCTTGTTATAAATACGCCAGTAAACCCTAGATTGACGACTACCCACTTCAAACGATTCATTAACAACACGACCATTAGCCTCTTTAAAAACACGTTCGCCAGCAACTGGCGTTCTACCTCTTGAACTAGTTCTAAACGCATCATCTGAATAGGCTTTCTTTGCATAATCACGACCAAAAGACCGTGAAAATCATCGACAGCCAAATCAATACGAGAAAGCTTCGAGCAATCGAGAAGCTGTAACCACCAATGCAAACGAAACAAAGATGTATGCTCAACAAGAGAACGACACCCTAGCCCTTCAAGCTGTATATAACAGGTATCACGGTTACCACCGAGAGCCACAAAACCAACGTGCTGACGAGAATGTTTAGGAGTCAAATGACAGGAATCCTCATAACCATTAAGCCCCTTTTCACGCCACGGAGACATTCTCAAACCTAAAACGTGAAGACAAAAACTTCCAAACGGTCAAGCATGGCAACGCGCCATTTAGAACGATAAAGATCCTCTAGTTTTGCTTTTCGCTTAGGACAACGAACACGCTGATACGTTGGTTTTGGTAATGGTGCCCAACAAGGATTAGACAAATCAGACTTGTGAGCATGACGGAGTGATGAGTACGGAAATGAAAAGACAAGTAATCAACAAAACGAAAGGCGTAGCCTCAGTGTCGATTTGTAGCTCTTCTACTGTAAAAATATTCTTTTCATTAAATCCCAAAAACCTGTCAAGTGTAACTTTTCATCCATACTAGATATAAAAATTTACATTTTCAAGTCACTGGATAAAAAACACTCCTTATAATTAAATAAATTAACCAATTAAGGGGCTTTTATGTTTGAAGATAAAATAAAGTGGCTTAGAGAGGGTAGAAAATGCGACAAGAAGATGTTGCAAAAGCTATCGGCATTACAAAATCAACATACATAAAGTATGAAAAAGGCACCCAATCCCTGCAATTAGAAGTGGTGGAAAAAATAGCAAGGCTATATGGGGTCTCAGTCTCAGAGCTAGTAGGAGGAGAAAAACCATCCTTAAACGAGCAGTTAAACTCAAGAATGGAGTTAATAGATAAACTGGAGGATGAGGAAAAAAATCAATAATGCTAATAATTGACGGTCTGATATACAGAAGACAAAACATCGAGTTATCAAAAACACTATAGATAACTCGCTAACGCTCAAACACTGGCGCGTTACACTTGCGAATACACGGTGAAGGCTGACAGTTCCGTGGAATTAACCCCGTAATACTAGACGGGGTTTCGCTCCTCCGCCGCGTTCGGCCTCCTCAGTCTTCGTCGTTCTCACTTGTTGTCAGGTCGGCAAACTAAAAGGAAAAGTAAAAAAGCCTAGTGGAAATACTAGGCTTTTCAGTAAGTTAAGAATTAACTGTATCGATGTAAGTGCGTATTGTGCGAATTATGTTACGGGCTAGCCCTTAGGGAATGATCTAATTCGGACGCACCACGTAAACGGCTATAGCGACCTCATTAGCCACATTCCCTAGCGTTCTAGGCCGCTGGCAAACCCTCAACATAATTCATACCCATAATACGCACTAAGAGCTAATTTGTTTAAGACCGTCTAAGGCGTCCAGATAACCAGAAACGGCCTTACCATTACGATACAGCTTATCTCTAAGCTGCTCATTCTTGCGAACCTCTGATAAGTAAAGCTCTCGATACTTCAAAGCCTCATAACCGCCCTTGATTAGTGCCTTACTCATTGTAGACGTGTTGGTTTGGTCTTTTAGGTCTGAAAGCATTTTCTCATGCTCTGTTGTGTCTCGAATTGTAATTGCCATCATTTTTCCTTTCTGCACAAATTACCTGGTTTGATTATGGTAGCAAAATAACAACTCGAGTCCAGGAACCGGTGCGTGTTTTGATAGCAAACATAAAAATCATAATACGCACTTAGACAGATTTAAGAGTCACCAGTGACCACAGCTATTTAGTGCATAGAAACCATAATACGCACAGAGAGCTATCAGAGAGCCAGTAAAACTATAACCACCCAAAAACACCCAACAAAGCCTAACCAAGCTTTAAGAGCGCTTAGCAAGATGAAGGTTTTCGTTTGCGTCTTTAGCTATGCTACGGTCGCAAGCTCCTGATTTTCGGGCATAAAAAGGCACTCCCCAAAAGTATGAAGAGTGCCCTTATCCCTACGGGGTTAGACCGAATCAATATTGAATTTTGAGCATTCAAAAATAGAATTTGATTATTGAACAGAAATGTAAGCGCGAGACTTGTAGTTAACAACTGATGAAACATAATCATAATGAGCTTCCATCTTCAAAGCGATATCAATAACGCTACAACCATCATCGTGAAGCTGTCGCATGAGCTCAATATCATTATCTGAAAACTTACAAAGACGATGTGACTCCCCACAATTGTGTTCAAGCCCCATCTTAGCAGCAAAACGCCTAACACCCCCATAGCTACGACCTAAATCCTTTGCAATCTGTTTATAGGACTTAGTCGCATGATGCTTCCTGATGTAATCCTTATCTCGAGGTGAATACGGCTTACGCCTAGAAGAAAGACCTAGCATCAAAATTTGCTTTGAAACAGAGGGATAGCTAACACCAAAATGCTCAGCTATATCACGATAAGAACGCCCTGAAGCATAGAGTTCTTTAATCTCATGACGCTCCTCATCCGTCCAAATTTTACAACCACGAACCAATAAAGCCTTATGTTGAGTTTCTCTATAATCACGGTAAAAGAAGAATTCATAATATGCTACCCCGTTATTTCTTTAAGTAATTTTTGATGAATATCAGGAAGACTAAACTCCGAATCCTGATGTTCACTGGACACGAGGAGACCGAAAACCTTTTCAATATCCCCATCAAAATATTTAGCTAAATCCGCAAGCGTTCGACCAACCTGACGACGCGCCCACTTTGCTCTCCCGTGAATATCGAGAGCGATTGAAGACTTTTGTGATCACCTTTACAGGGCAAGAAGCCACGATTGAAGCCGAGAAATCGCAAATTCCGGCAAAATAACCGCTAATATCGAGCAGAACATCAATAGGAAAGTCCTTCAATTCCACCTCATTGCGAAACCAATACATATCAAGCCCTAATTGAGCAGCCTTGTTATAAATACGCCAGTAAACCCTAGATTGACGACTACCCACTTCAAACGATTCATTAACAACACGACCATTAGCCTCTTTAAAAACACGTTCGCCAGCAACTGGCGTTCTACCTCTTGAACTAGTTCTAAACGCATCATCTGAATAGGCTTTCTTTGCATAATCACGACCAAAAGACCGTGAAAATCATCGACAGCCAAATCAATACGAGAAAGCTTCGAGCAATCGAGAAGCTGTAACCACCAATGCAAACGAAACAAAGATGTATGCTCAACAAGAGAACGACACCCTAGCCCTTCAAGCTGTATATAACAGGTATCACGGTTACCACCGAGAGCCACAAAACCAACGTGCTGACGAGAATGTTTAGGAGTCAAATGACAGGAATCCTCATAACCATTAAGCCCCTTTTCACGCCACGGAGACATTCTCAAACCTAAAACGTGAAGACAAAAACTTCCAAACGGTCAAGCATGGCAACGCGCCATTTAGAACGATAAAGATCCTCTAGTTTTGCTTTTCGCTTAGGACAACGAACACGCTGATACGTTGGTTTTGGTAATGGTGCCCAACAAGGATTAGACAAATCAGACTTGTGAGCATGACGGAGTGATGAGTACGGAAATGAAAAAGACAAGTAATCAACAAAAACGAAAGGCGTAGCCTCAGTGTCGATTTGTAGCTCTTCTACTGTAAAAATATTCTTTTCATTAAATCCCAAAACCTGTCAAGTGTAACTTTTCATCCATACTAGATATAAAAATTTACATTTTCAAGTCACTGGATAAAAAACACTCCTTATAATTAAATAAATTAACCAATTAAGGGGCTTTTTATGTTTGAAGATAAAATAAAGTGGCTTAGAGAGGGTAGAAAAATGCGACAAGAAGATGTTGCAAAAGCTATCGGCATTACAAAATCAACATACATAAAGTATGAAAAAGGCACCCAATCCCTGCAATTAGAAGTGGTGGAAAAAATAGCAAGGCTATATGGGGTCTCAGTCTCAGAGCTAGTAGGAGGAGAAAAACCATCCTTAAACGAGCAGTTAAACTCAAGAATGGAGTTAATAGATAAACTGGAGGATGAGGAAAAAATCAATAATGCTAATAATTGACGGTCTGATATACAGAAGACAAAACATCGAGTTATCAAAAACACTATAGATAACTCGCTAACGCTCAAACACTGGCGCGTTACACTTGCGAATACACGGTGAAGGCTGACAGTTCCGTGGAATTAACCCCGTAATACTAGACGGGGGTTTCGCTCCCTCCGCCGCGTTCGGCCTCCTCAGTCTTCGTCGTTCTCACTTGTTGTCAGGTCGGCAAACTAAAAGGAAAAGTAAAAAGCCTAGTGGAAATACTAGGCTTTTCAGTAAGTTAAGAATTAACTGTATCGATGTAAGTGCGTATTGTGCGAATTATGTTACGGGCTAGCCCTTAGGAATGATCTAATTCGGACGCACCACGTAAACGGCTATAGCGACCTCATTAGCCACATTCCCTAGCGTTCTAGGCCGCTGGCAAACCCTCAACATAATTCATACCCATAATACGCACTAAGGCAGATTTAAGAGTCACCAGTGACCACGGCTGTTTAGTGCATAGAAACCAATCTACCAGTCTCGATATTCTTTAAGACACCAACAGTAAGACTTTCATTATCACACATTGCAGATGCTGCCTGTTTAATGTCAGATTCTCTATCTTCAGGAACCCAAAGAGTTACTTTCTTCAAACCTTTAGACTTCATTCTTTCTTCATATCTTTTATTCTTACTCACGGTAACACCTCCAGTAAAACTATAACCACCAATTAACACTCAACAAAGCCTACCCAAGTTTAAAGAGCGCCTAGCAAGATGAAGGGTTTTCTTTTTCTCTCCAACATTGCTACGCTTCGCTGCTTATCGCTCAACAACCTAAACCGACCCCTTAACATGATCATGTTCGCTTATCCCTGCGGGGCTTGTTTCTTACTAAGATTGAATATATCTACAGACTTTTGAACATTATCAACCCTACCACTCATCAATTCACTACTGTCTGAAGCAATAGCAACACCACTCGATGTAGGTGGACACGTTAAAACCCTCGACACTAATTTAGAGCGCACTTGAATCAAACAATCATCAATCAATTCAAAGCGGTAACCATAGCGATTCAAAACAGCCGAGCGTATATAAAAGTATCTACCCCTTTATCTATCCTAAAAACAAAATCCGAATACTCACCAAACCCTTTGGATAAACCGTCCTATTTACCGACGTAAGATAGACCGCTGTAGAACCGTTAAACACAGGAAAAGCATCAAAGAAAGGATTCACAGCATCAGGAAGACTTTCAGAAGAACCTTGAGAATTAGCATTGCTAGAACCCACCCGAACAGAACTTTCCCCATCTTCGATAGGAGCATTTTCAGATACTGAAACGTTAGTCGAATGGATAGAGTAGCCGAGTCGGAAACGGCAGCTGGCGAATCAACCGTTTGAACTTCACCCACATCAGAATCAGATAGTACATAAGATAAATCCCATATAAATTTGCCAATGGCCACGACACCGATAAGGATCGCAAGAATGAATTTTGGAGACTTCAAAGCCGAGATGTCAGACTTAGTCGCGTTAAAACCTCCCGTTCCCGTAGACTTATAAAGCGCGAATACATCAATAGGAATTTTCTTAGTCGAACTACTAGCCATATCGGCCTTAGTGGAAGGAGATGTCTTAGTTGACTTAGGAGAATGATTATAGATTCGAGGCTTACGACTTCGAAAGAACGTATCCGTTGAACGATGAGAATAAGCTTCTCCGGCACACCCTTTTAGCCAAGTGGGAATTGCAGTGTAGTCAGGTGTAAGCATGACAATATCCCATTGGTATTTTCTATGTCGCGTGAATGCGCCATAAAAATCGAACGGGTAAAGAAGCCTATTGTTTTCATCAAACTGAGTACGTTCACAATCATCAACATCCCCTACTTCGAACGAATCAGGGTCAACAGGAAGCCAGCGAGAATAGAACAGTTCTGAAAAGTCTTTAGGTAGATAATCCACGAACTCTGAAAGCGGTTTTCTTAAAAACTTCTCACGCTTGAATCCAGCTTCAGAACAATATAAATCCTGACACTCATCAATAACAATGAATGCCCCAATTGGCATCCAGTTAAACCAGTTTTGCCAAAGCATCACCCCTCAGAAGATCGCGAAAAGATTCGAATCAATCGTGCTGAATCTGGAAACTTTTCACCTAACAACTCCTCGATAGATTCTTTAGGTTTCAAACCCTCAATATTAGTGACCACGATACGCCCCTCACGTAGAGCAGGAAGCACTTCAAACCATGTAACGTAAGCAGTTTTATAAGCCCCGTTAGAGCCATGACGAAAGGAAACAGCCATATCACCACCCCATAATTCTAAGTACAAACGCGGTAGCAAAGGCATCAACAATAATTCGAACTGAATCAACAATACCGAACTGGTAACAGGCAAAGCGTAAGTCTGAGGGAAGTTTGTTAAAGGCCATGTTCAGCACCGTATAGACCTCATATTCAGAAAGCAGCAAGGATGCCACGTTATAGGCCATTTCTAACATTTGGATTTTTAAGTAGATATAGAGCTTAATGAACCAAAACCATGCGTATGTGAACACGTCCAGAAACAATTCCGGTATGGTGGCGAAGAAGTCGTAAATACTGCCAAAGACAGTAACGATGTAATCAAGTGCGCTGTAGAAATATTCCATGATTTATACCTTAGAGCGACCAGAGGAAAGCAAGATAAAGCCAGCTAATAGAGTAGCGATGAATAAGATAACGGTTCGAATCATATTGGTGTTGTTAGAGCCTAAAGAGCTAAATAAATTGAAGCCAACATCAACATCCCATCGACTAAGAAAGAAGCTTGTACCGTCATATGAGCCGTCAGAGAATGACATTTGACCAAGTTTCAAAGGAGATTGCTTGAGCTTACTTTCAAGTGTTTCTTCAAGGTCATCAATTTCAGTTTTTAGATCATCAACTGCTGTAGTGAGTACAGTGTTAGTAGCGTATCCATCACCTTGACCAGGGGCATTGAATGAACCTGACTTTCCAAAGAAACTTTGAAGAGCATCTTGTAATTGAGCTTTTGTTAGACCGTCACCGTCAGTAGAGCCGCCACCGCCCGTAGAACCACCGCCAGTCTCACCACCGCCAGTCTCACCACCGCCAGTCTCACCACCGCCAGTTTCACCACCACCAGTCTCACCACCACCAGTTTCACCACCACCAGTCTCACCACCACCAGTTTCACCACCACCAGTCTCACCACCACCAGTTTCACCACCACCAGTCTCACCACCACCAGTCTCACCACCACCAGTCTCACCACCACCAGTCTCACCACCGCCAGTTTCACCACCGCCAGTTTCACCACCGCCAGTTTCACCACCACCAGTCTCACCACCGCCAGTTTCACCAACTTCAGATGTTTCTGAACCATCACAGGAATCACCTGTATAGGTAAAAACACCGTATGGAGGATTAGCAGCAGGGAAAAATAGGTCTGACTTAGCTCGACAAGAGTTTCGACAAATATTCACAACGTCACGCGTACCCTCAGGAAAAGAAACAGTACCGAGCTCGTTACCTTCCATTTTTTCACAAGGATTTTCACAAAGTCCTGTACTTGGGTTCATCTCTTTATTGGCAGGACAAGAGCCAGTCGATTGAAAAGAGATCGTGTGATAGGAATTGCCAACACGAGAGCCAGAACAATCAGCGCTTCCATAAATATTGTAGCTAGCGCGAATGGAAGTAGTGCCAAGAGAAAAAGACGTGTAACAAACGTATTTGCCGTACCACTTACCTGAAGTAATGCGCTTAGATTCAGCGGTCTTAGCAAGTGCTAGGAGGCCGCTACCTGTTCCTACAGTGCCTACTGGAACAGTGGAAACTTGAGAACGGTAAACATTAGAAAGTGCAAAAGCATTAGAAGTGAACGCGAAAAATAGTAAAACAATAAGACGATACACAATATATCCCTTATAAAAAAAGGGAGCCGAAGCTCCCAATCAATCAACCTGCTATGACTCCGGTGTAAACCCCATAAAGGAATGAGGCGCACGTTAAAGAGCCAAGAACAACGGAGATAATCATTACTTACGGAGCCAAGAAACAACCATACCTAGACCGAAACCAAGTGCAGCAATACCTATCACACCAGAAGTGGTAAGGCTAACCATAGATTTCCCCGCATCGACAGCGGCAGTAATAGCGGTTTCGTTTGCACCTTCAGCGAACGCAGAGCCAGAAGTAACAGCGACAGAAGCAACAAGGATTTTATTGCTAACCAATTGACGTAATTTAATCATAATAATTTTCCTAAATGGATTAACGAAAGTGTTTTAATACACGGCCTAGAACATGACCACCAACAAAGGTTGCCAAGCTCTGACCGACAACGAATTCATACAAAGATTTGTCGAATTCAAGTAATGACCAATCAAATTGACCATCAACCAAGTGCGTTAACTGCTCTTTAGAGACCAAGACATACTCACAAACATCACCAGACGATTGTTGCAAAATCCCATCAATAACAGTCACACAAATAGACATAAATATTACCTATTGATTTTTTGGTGTAATGCTTTGCTTGAATTCGTAAAGCGCTAAGATACCAGCAGCATGCTTAGGATTATTCTCATCCAAAACAGCACGCTTGATTAGCAACTCTATTCTTTCATCTAGCAAACGCATCACCTCATCAATATCCATTAGACGACCTACTTCTTATGAAGATCATCAAAAAGTGATTTGATAACAGAGAAATCCACAATAAGGTTTTTATTTGGGTCCTCTGGATTTGGTTCAAGAACAACGTCCGCGAAAACAGGGAACGCTGTGGTTTCACATTTCTTTAGAAGCTCAGAAGAATAAACAAAGGCCATTTGTGGCTTTTCGATTTTCCCATCATTCACTTCACCAACACCAAAACCAAAGGAAATACATTCACCCTTTTCAGTTTTCCAACTGCGTGGCTTTTTACCGTAATAAATTTCAGCCATTTCATAAGGCTTACCGTCTTTCTTTGAAATGCCTTTAGAGTAAGTGCCACCAAGTAGAACTAATTTCATTTTTAACCGCCCGTTATTTCTTTGATTATTTTTTGATGAATATCAGGAAGACTGAACTCTGAATCCTGATGTTCACTAGATACGAGGAGACCGAAAACCTTTTCGATATCCCCATCAAAATACTTAGCTAAATCGGCAAGAGTTCGACCAACTTGACGACGCGCCCACTTCGCTCTTCCATGGATATCGAGAGCGATTGAAGACTTTTTTGTGATCACCTTTACAGGGCAAGAAGCCACTATCGAAGCCGAGAAATCACACAATCCTGCATAATGGCCGCTAATATCGAGCAGCACATCAATAGGGAAATCCTTAAGTTCGACCTCATTTCGGAACCAGTACATATCAAGACCTAATTGAGCAGCCTTATTATAAATACGCCAGTAAACCCTAGATTGACGGCTACCAACTTCAAACGATTCATTAAGAACTCGACCATTGGCCTCTTTAAAAACACGTTCGCCAGCAGCTGGAGTTCTACCTCTAGAGCTAGTTCTAAACGCATCATCTGAATAAGCTTTCCTTGCATAGTCACGACCAAAAAGGCCATGAAAATCATCAACAGCTAAATCAACACGCGAAAGCTTCGAGCAATCAAGAAGCTGTAACCACCAATGCAAGCGAAACAAAGATGTATGTTCAACAAGAGAGCGACACCCTACTCCTTCAAGCTGTATGTAACAGGTGTCACGGTTACCACCGAGAGCGACAAAACCAACGTGTTGACGAGAATGTTTAGGCGTTAAATGACAAGAATTTTCATAACCATTAAGACCTTTATCGCGCCAAGGTGACATTTTCAAACCAAGAACGTGAAGACAAAAAACCTCCAAACGGTCAAGCATGGCAACACGCCATTTAGATCGATAAAGATCCTCTAATTTTGCTTTGCGATTAGGACAACGAACGCGCTGATATGTTGGTTTTGGTAGCGGTGCCCAGCAAGGATTAGACAAATCTGACTTGTGAGCATGACGAAGTGATGAGTACGGGAACGAAAAAGCAAGGTAATCAACAAAAACAAAAGGCGAAGCCTCAGTGTCGATTTGCAATTCTTCTGCTGTGAAAATCTTCTTTTTCATGGCGTACTAAAAACCTGTCAAGTAGTAATTTTCAGTCATAGTAAGGATGAATTTTTACAATTGCAAGATACTGGACAAAAAAACATAGCTTACAATAGTAAAAAATGAGACCTAAATAGGGGTTTAAATGCTTTGTGAACAGATAAAGAGACTCAGAGAGAGCAGAAATTTGAATCAGGAAGATGTAGCAAAATCGATAAGTATTGCTAAATCGACATACATCAAATATGAAAAAGGAACACAATCACCACAACTGGAAATTGTGGAAAAGCTGTCAAATTTATACGGTGTGACGCTCTCAGAGATAATAGGAAATGAAAAACCGGAACTGGATGATCAACTTACATCTAGAATGGCTCTGATAAAGGAATTGAGTGAAGAAGAAAAGAAGTCAATCATGTTAGTCATTGATGGCTTGATATACAGACACCAAAACATCGAGTTAATGAGGAAGTTATAAAACTCGCTACGCTCAAACACTGGCGCGTTACACTTGCGAATACACGGTGAAGGCTGACAGTTCCGTGGAATTTACCCCCGTAATACTAGACGGGGGTTTTCCCTCCCAATCGCTCCTCCTCCTACGCTAGCTCCGCTCGTCGTCCTCGCTCACAGTCGGGAACGTAAGCAAGAAGAGATTTGAAAAGGTGAAAGTATGTCATTTTTTGACATACTGGTATGTCATGCAATAACAAACTCGAAATGTTAGTGCAGGTATTATGCGTAGTTATGTTACGGGCTATCGCTAGCAAGCGATTCTCGTTCCTAACATGTACGGCAAGCCGACAATGAGTAAGTCTCTCGCCCACCCTTGCCGCGTTCTAGGCCAAAGGCAAACCCTCAACATAACTCTGCTAATAATACGCAGTTGGCTAGTGCTTTATTTGGGGTGGTTGCCATCAGTGCTAATCCCGCGCAAGTCATTGAAATCGCTTTTAATCCTAGCCCGTTGTACTTTTTTGCAATGTGTTCCCACATCTGTTTAATCTCTGGATTTTCGTTGCGGTCAGCGTGACATCCTAACAATGCTATCTCAGGATCGATACCTGAGTTCTCAGCAAGAAAAACTGCTTCATTATCAGATATATAGCGTCTTCCTTTACGCATTTCACTAATTCTAGACGGTTGTATATGTAAGTCGTGTGCAATTTGCTTGTCTTGTACGTAGTTTTGCGCCTTTTTGTAGGCGTCTAACAGTTTACTTTGATACATGGCAATTTCTCCTTTCCCTCGATTCTAGCTTAAAAATTCCGAAATTACGTATCTTGAACATCCGATTAAACGGAATTAAGATTATTCCGAATTAACGGAATTACTCCTGTTAAGTTCTCATTTGACTGTTTAGGTCTGGGCTATTCGCCCTTGACGCTCATAGCTCGGCTTAGACAGTCACTCTCAATAATCAGGTCAAGGTGGTTGTTATGTTTAACGTTCTTTTAGTCTCTGGGTGTTTTCCTCGTTACTTTGCAGGTTTTGGAACTTCAGCTTCTGGTAAGCCTTTTGTGATCACTACTGGTCAACATTTTCACAGTAAGTTTCTTTCTGTATCTGATGCTCACAGTATTGTTGAACGTCTCAAAGACTCTTGGCCTTTGGCTCAAGCTTCTTATGTTGTGAGTGATTAGTCATGGATTCTATCTACTTCGACAACGAACCCAATCACGGCATCAACGCTTATTTTCCTTGGGGTCATAACTTCTTTAAGACTCAGCGCGAGTTCTTCCAATTCATGGAAGTTCATTACGGCATGGTGTCATTTCAGGTTGTTGAAATCACTGATGAGAACTACCAAGAGCTTTTGGTTAAAGGTGTTTTCCATGCCATCTAAAAAACCACATAAGTTTCATGATGAGATTCGTCCGGTTCAAGTGGATCACCTAGCCTTTTCGTTTTCGTATGGCTCGCTTAGACATTTGGACAGCTCGAACGAACAAGACTTTATCAACATGCAGTTTCCTGAGTTTAAAAAGCAAACCGTTAACGGTCGCCTTAACTCACCAGAAGCGATAGAGAAATCAATTGAGTCACACCGTAACAAATGTCGCAAGGTTTTAGCCGATAGGTTTGATGAGTTCATGTCTAAAGTCTTTAACTTTCGTATTTCTCCTATGCGTGGCCGTGGCTTACATGGCTATGAAGATTCGATGGTGATTTACGATTCTACGGGAACGGTTGAATGTGGCTTGGTTGGTGTTGGCGGTAATAACGATACGGTTTACGTGCAAATCAATGGTACGGGCTGCGCTAAGTTGTTCGACTTCACCACACACAAAAAGGTGCACTGGTGGTTGTCACTTTTGGGTATCACTCGCCTAGCCCGTTTAGATCTCTGTGTGGATGACTACACCGGAATCTTTGACTGTAAGTATGCTGAGAAATGTTTTTATGAGGGAGCATTTCGCACTGCTTCTCGTGGACGTGGTCCCACAATGGTTCCTCATAAGCGCGTTTCACAATCCGGTGAATTATCAGAGGAAGCCGTCCTTGTTGGCTCTCGTACCTCTGCAATCTACTGGCGTGTGTACAACAAGAAGTTCGAGCAAAACATCGCTGACCCTGAAGTAATTTGGTACCGCAATGAAGTGGAATTGAAGAAGTGCGATTTGGCACTACTCGCCTCGCCTGCTTCGGCCTTTGCTGGTCTGTGTGACTTCTCGGCCAGTATCGACCCTGCTGAACCAATGAAGATTGAGCTTAACAAGAAAAAAGCGGGTCTTGAGTTCTTCGCTCGTATTGCTTGGGTTCGTCGCCAATGTGGCAAAGCTCTATCTGAAGTTGTTGCAATGACTGAGGGTGACTTGGGGGAAGCATTCGGAATGCTCATTCCTACGCACCATAGACGCGCAAACTTTGAAACCTCGTTAGGCATTCCTGACGAATACACTAAACAGAAAATCGAAATTTTGGAGTCAAGAATATGCCTACAATAACTGGTATTGCTATCAAGCGTTTCCCTAAATCCAACATGGAATTTGCGGAATTGTCTGTTCTTCGTGCCGTTGAAGAAGTCGATAACGAGAAGTTTCAGCAAACGGGTATCGGTTACTCGACTGACATCCCTTACAACAAACAAGCGTTGAAAATTGATGTGGCCTACGCTCGTCAGCTTATCCAAACGCGTGCTTTCGTTGCTAACCGTGACTACGAACTTAGCTTTGGTGCTAACCCAAATGATCCTCTAGATATCTTGGTTACCAAGCTTGTTCCTGTCGATGAAGAAATTAAAAAGCACTTCGATAACTTTATGAAAGCTAAGTAATTAGGTCTTAGGTGCTATGTCTATTTGCGTGACTGTTATTGATGGGATTTTGCAACAATCATCGGGGGATGTTTGTGAGTATGTCTTGGTCTCTAAAGAGCAGTTAACGCACTTGGTTGATGGTCAATTTGATTGGTCATTACTTGAATTCGACAAATCATTGTATGAATTCGTTGTCGGTCAGAGTTTGGCAACCTTTGTTGGTGGTCATGTTCTAGGCCGTGTATTAAAACACTTTCGTTAATCCATTTAGGAAAATTATTATGTTGAAATTACGTCAATTGGTTAGCAATAAAATCCTTGTTGCTTCTGTCGCTCTTACTTCTGGCTCTGCGTTCGCTGAAGGTGCAAATGAAACCGCGATCACTGCCGCTGTTGATGCGGGTAAATCTATGGTCAGCCTTACTACTTCTGGTGTAATTGGTATCGCTGCTCTGGGCTTTGGTCTTGGGATGGTGGTTGCTTGGCTCCGTAAGTAATGATTATCTCCGTTGTTCTTGGCTCTCTAACGTGTGCCTCATTCCTTTATGGGGTTTACACCGGAGTCATAGCAGGTTGATTGATTGGGAGCTTAGGCTCCCTTTTTTTATTAGGTTTAATATGAAAAGACTCATACTACTCTTGTTATGCCTTACATCCTCATCACACTCCTTGGCCACAATCTACGTGTATCAAAGTCAGATTGATGTACTTAAAGGTCAAACTGGCACTATTGCGGGAATCACTTCTAAAGGTAACGGGCTTTGCGAAAAGGTTACGAGTGGCAAGTATTACGGGAGATACTCCAAGACAAGCAATGGTCGTAAAGTTCAATCGAACAATATCCGCCATACCGTTGTTTGGTATAACGATAATGAGTGTACTGAGCGTTACGGTAGAAAATCGTCTTATACAACCACACTATTTAGAACTGGTGCATGTCCAGAAGGTACAGAACTCAACCCTGACACTGGACTCTGTGAGAATCCTTGTGAACAAATGAAAGGTAACGAGCTCGGGACTGTTTCTTTTTCTGAGGGTACGCGTGACGTTGTGAATATTTGTCGAAATTCTTGTCGAGCTAAGTCAGATCTCTTTTTCCCTGCTGCTAACCCTCCATATGGTGTTTTTACCTATACAGGTGATTCCTGTGATGGCTCAGAAACATCTGAAGGCGGTGACAGTTCTACTGGTGGTGATGGTTCTACTGGTGGTGATGGTTCTACTGGTGGTGACGGTTCTACTGGTGGTGATGGTTCTACTGGTGGTGACGGTTCTACTGGTGGTGATGGTTCTACTGGTGGTGACGGTTCTACTGGTGGTGACGGTTCTACTGGTGGCGGCAGTTCTAATAATGGTGAAGGTCTCACTAAGGGAGATATCAAAGACGTTCTTGAAGATGTCTTTGGAAAATCAGGATCATTCAGCGCTCCAGGGCAAGGTGATGGATACGCGACTAACACTGTACTCACCACAGCAGTTGATGGTCTAAAAACTGAAATTGATGACCTTGAAGAAACACTCGAAAGTAAGATTAAACAATCCCCTTTGAAACTTGGTCAAATGTCATTCTCTGACGGCTCATACGAGTCTACAACGTTTTCTCTGAGTCGATGGAATGTTGATGTTGGATTCAACTTGTTCAGTTCTTTAGGCTCTACCAATACCAATATGATTCGCACCGTTATCTTATTCATTGCAGCTCTATTAGCTGGCTTTATCTTGCTTTCCTCTGGTCGCTCTAAGGTATAAATCATGGAATATTTCTACAGCGCTCTTGATTACATTGTTACTGTCTTCGGCAGTATTTACGACTTCTTTGCTACCATTCCTGACTTGTTTTTAGACTTGTTCACATACGCATGGTTTTGGTTCATTAAGCTCTATATCTATCTAAAAATCCAAATGCTTGAAATGGCCTATAACGTTGCCTCCTTATTGCTTTCTGAATATGAGGTCTACACAGTGTTAAACATGGCCTTTAATAAGCTTCCGTCAGACTTACGCTTTGCCTGTCACCAGTTCGGTATCGTTGATTCAGTTCGAATTATTGTTGATGCGTTTGCTACGGCATTTGTGCTTAGAATTATGGGGTGGTGATATGGCTGTTTCCTTTCGTCATGGCTCTAACGGGGCTTATAAAACCGCTTATGTAACATGGTTCGAAATCCTCCCTGCTTTGCGTGAGGGTCGTATCGTAGTCACCAATATTGAGGGCTTGAAACCCAAAGAATCTATCGAAGAATTGTTAGGTGAAAAGTTTCCAGATTCAGCACGACTGATTAGGATCTTTACACGATCTTCTGAGGGGGTAATGCTCTGGCAAAACTGGTTCAACTGGATGCCCCTTGGCGCATTCGTTGTGATTGATGAGTGTCAGGATTTGTATTGTCCCGAAGCAGGATTTAAGCGAGAGAAGTTTTTACAAAAGCCGTTCTCTGAGTTCGTGGATTACTTGCCTAAAGACTTTTCAGAACTGTTCTATTCTCGTTGGCTTCCGGTTGACCCAGATTCGTTTGAAGTGGGTGACGTTGATGATTGCGAACGAACCCAACTCGATGAAAATAACAGACTGCTCTACCCGTTCGACTTCTACGGTGCATTCATGCGACATAGAAAATACCAATGGGATATTGTCATGCTCACACCGGATTACACTGCAATCCCCACTTGGTTAAAAGGGTGTGCCGGTGAAGCTTATTCTCACCGCTCAACAGATACGTTCTTTCGAAGTCGTAAGCCTCGGATTTTTAATCACCCTCCTAAATCCACTAAGACAGCTCCTTCCACTAAGGCCGACATGGCCAGTAGTACAACCAAGAAAGTTCCTGTTGATGTGTTCGCGCTTTATCAGTCCACAGGAACCGGAGGCTTTAACGCTACTAAGTCTGATATCTCGGTTTTGAAGTCTCCAAAATTCATTCTTGCGATCCTTATCGGTGTCGTGGCCATTGGCAAATTTATATGGGATTTATCTTATGTACTATCTGATTCTGATGTGGGTGAAGTTCAAACGGTTGATGCGCCAGCTGCCCCTACCAACTCGCCTACTCTATCTACTCCGACTGACGTTTCAGTATCTGAAAATGTTCCTATCCAAGATGGGGAAAGTTCTGTTCGGGTGGGTTCTAGCAATGCTACTTCTCAAGCTTCTACTGAAAGTCTTCCTGATGCTGTGAATCCATTCTTTGATGCATTTCCTGTATTCAACGGCTCTACAGCGGTCTACCTTACGTCAGTAAGTAGAACTGTTTATCCAAAGGGCTTTGGTGAGTATTCGGATTTTGTCTTTAGGATAGATAAAGGTGTAGACACCTTTTACATACGCTCGGCTGTATTGAACCGCTACGGCTACCGCTTCGAATTGATTGATGATTGTTTGATTCAAGTGCACTCTAAATCAGTGTCTAGAGTTCTAACGTGTCCACCTACATCGAGTGGCGTTGCTATCGCTTCTGAAAGTAACGACTTGATGAGTGGTAGAGTTGAAGACGTACAAAGGTCTGTTGATATCTTCAGCATGTAAGGTTCGAAATGGACCAAATCATAATGCCGATTTCGTTTTGACTGAGCATTTGATTCTTTTGTCTAAGAGGTTAGTTAAAAAGAATCACACTTTGTTGTTAGAATTTAATAGGTTGACTAGAGGAACTAACAATGGCGAAATTAGGATATTGTACAATCAGTAACTTAACTCTTTCCACAAAGAGCAAAGGAAGCATTCAAGAAGTTCGCGATATAATGAGCCATGGCGATTTACTTAGTAGCGCTGTTTCAATGGTTCCTGTGTATCAAATATTTTTTGGGACGCCTTCGATTCGAAATGCAGCGTTCGAAGGAGCTATTTCAATCAGGGAATATGATTGGGAATTGTGGGGAGATGCAATGATGGCAACTAACAAGATAACGAAACACAAGGTATCGCAGGCTGCTGGAGGAATGATGATCATGACATCAGGGAAAGAACAACAATTTTGGAGATGTGTTTATGAGTCAGCACTATAAAGCTCTAGCTTTATTGGGAAGCACCCTTTTATTAGGCGGCTGCGCTACCAGTCCTGATAGGCTAGATTACTTGGTCGATTGGGATCAAAAATGGCAACAATGTGATGCAGAAATGAAAAATTCTAACGCACAGTTCCCTTCGTCAAAGTGGTTCCAGTCACTTAAAATTGATGAACAAAAACATGTGTTAGTTTATTTACATAATCTAAAGCTATATGAATGTAGTGAGTTTGAAGCTGAATCTCTTAAAAAAGTTTTGGACAGCGAAGAGATTGTTTCTCTTCAGAACTTACTACAAGGCTTTATTTTCTTTGAGCCACCGAGTAAAGAGTCGGTTGAAAGTTTGGATCAAATTGAACTTGAGCAACTTGCCAAAGATGTTCAATTGTTCGACTTGCGTAAAGCGGCTGAACAATTGGGATACCTTTAAATTTTAACTCGTAAAATAGTAACGCTTATTGGTGCACTAGCCCCGCAGGGATAAGGGCACTCGATACAGTTTTTGGGTATGACTTCCCCAAATGCCCGAAAAGCAGCGAAGCGTAGCTGACTTGATGAAACCACATCACTAGCCCTTCACATTGCCAAGATCACCCTAGCAGAGCCTCACAACATCAGTGGGGCTTTTTGCTACCGCAACCCATCTTACTAACAACTCTTTTCTATTCTGCTCACAGCTTCGCGTGAGTCGTGAGAGCTGAACAGCGAGCGCGACGCTGTGGGCAGCAACCCCCGTGTTGTATCACGGGGGTAAATTCGACTTAGCTATCAGCACTCACACAACCCTGCTCTAGTTGCAAGCTTGCGCGCTAGTTAACAACTGACCATCACATGAGATAGTTTCAGGTTAATTTACAAAGAACTAGGTGAAAATTCCTGTTTAACTAGCATGCTATGACCATTTATCACTCTATCATTGATAATGTTGTAATGTTGATATAGGATCTAAAAACAAATATAACGAAAGTGTCGGGGCTCTAAATGAGAGTTGAAAAGAAAAAAGTAACTAAATCTATGATTTTTCGTTCTGTTGCAAGTTCGACGGCAATTGAGACAGGAAAGTCTGTTCAGTCTATAGAGCGCAAGTTGAAATCAGATAAACGTAAGTACGATTCTTTGTCATTAGCCATCTAATATATCACGCACAAGACGTTCCATATGCTGGTAATCACCGCTGAGACCAGCATGTATCGAACCGATATAGAAATCCTTGTGTTTATCCCACAAGGAATAATCTAATAACCCATACCCTGCTTCTTGACTCGTATAGTCCATTAGGAGTCTGCTGATTCTTCCATTTCCTTCACGGAAAGGATGGAGCAAAATAAACTCTACGTGACCTCTAGCAAGAAAAGAAACAAGCTCCTCTTTATTTAAGTTTGCTAAATTCGAGTATTGTGAAAGGTAGTCAGCTTCAAATCTACAGATTTGACGTTCGATTTGGAGTGGCGCTGTAAACTCAAAATCACTTTTCCACATCCTAACATTCCTAATGCTTCCAGCCCAAGGGTATACATTTCCTAGCCACTGACGATGCCAGTCGATAATGGTTTGAAAACTCACGTTAAGTGATGGGACATCACACGAGAATACCTTTTCATAAAGCTTGACCAAAAGTAATGTCTCTACATCATTCATTTCAGTAACATTAGTAATGTTAAGTTTGTTTAAGAGAACCTGATCATTAGAGCCTGGTTGGTATTGTGTTTCGACTGTATCTACGTCATATTTGGGCATATAAAGGGACTAAAGCAAATTAAATTGACTTCAGTGTAAGAGCACATGACAAACTGTTCAAGAGCGATTCACGAAGCGTGGTACTTTACTATGCGAAAGCCTCACCTTTAATATAGTGTCTAGGCAAACAGGACAACATGAATGTACGTTTAGACTTGAATTTTTATCTCAAAGGCACACAAGGAAAGTAATATGTCAAATTATGAAGAACCATATCATTTTAAAGCAGGGTTTCACCCCAAATGTCCTAAATGTGAGAGCACAGATATTGGTATCTCACTATCGGAGTATTTATATGGTCCAGCAAATGGAAACTATGAAGTGATTTATTGCAAAAGTTGTCATACATTTTTAGGCGCTCATCCAATTGTGATTCAAAACTTACATCCCGATATTAAAGAAGCAGATAAAGTTAAACTTAACTCTTAGATTATGAATATGACTTATAGAAATTCATGACACAGACTGCGTTAAAACAGAAACCCAACTCTTTCATCCCAAAGCTGGGTTTCTTTGTATACGACTTAATGGATCAGCTTTTTGTCACACTTTCTTCTTAATGTCTGCTATCGCTCTAGCAAGCCCTAACAAATGTGTTGAAGTCTTAATTTCTAGTTCTGATTGAATCCCTAATAGAGCTATGCCTGCCAATATCTGTTGCGGCCTCACTACTTGTCCTGTCGGCAGCTCCATCCTGTCGTATAACATTTTGAACTGAATCCAATCTTCACTAATGCTCAGTTCGCGACCTTTTGCCATCCGCATAAGTCTTTTACACTCGGGTGGAATTGGGTTCCCCTCGTCCCAACCTGTGACAGTTCTCACAGATTTAAAACACAGTTCAGCCACTTCTTCCTTGGTCATTTGACACTCTAACTCTCGAAAAATGTAATTCTTACTCATTTCGCGATACTTCAATGATAAAACCTCTAAATACAAGAGGTTGCACTGAATTTATAAGATATGCACTATTAAACATAATCAGACATAATACGTAGTCATTGTGTAAGAACAATTTAGTAATGTCCGGTTTGAGCCATTTTAAAATGTCCTCCTAAGCTTACCTATATTGGTCTGCTTAGGAGTTATCCGGATGCTTATTACTATGAGTGAAAAAGATATTCATCGATTCAAGGTGCTTACTGACGTACGTGAAAAACGACTACGCCAAGTTGACGCTGCTATCATTTTGAATCTGTCTGCGCGTCATATCCGACGTTTGGTAAACAAACTTGTCTCTCTTGGCGCTCAAAGTCTTACACACGCAGCGCGTGGACGCCCAAGTAATCGACGCTACTCAGAACATTTCAGAATTGAGATACTGAAACTTATCCGTGAGCATTACTCTGACTTCTCACCAACGTTCGCTCTGGAAAAACTGACTGAACGACACAATCTATCCGTATCTAAAGAAACACTCCGTCAATGGATGATCGCCGACGGACTGTGGCTTCCACATTCACAACGCAAGCCTCGAGTCTATCAGCCTCGTTACCGTCGTGATTGCTTGGGTGAACTTATCCAAATTGACGGCTCCCATCATGACTAGTTTGAAGGCCGCAGCGACAAATGCTGCCTATTGGTGTTCATTGATGATGCGACTGGCCGTTTGATGAACCTAAGATTCAGTGAGACAGAATCCGCATTTTATAAGAAAGTGGCTCCTTTGATCAACGAGCTTTACCTGCGCTTCTTGTAACGTTTCTGTGTCGTATTCGCCCTAACCACTCGCCCATCTCTAAGCGTGTGGCCTTTCATTACCTTTCTTAGGACAACTCTCATAAGAGATAAGGAATACACTCTTTTCAGGGATCATCAAGGCTATCTTTTTATCCTTGTCCCAGAAACCCACAAAGCGGTCTCGAATTCGAATGACATTACCCTCAATACCTTTCTTATTTTTATCTATATAGATCAAGCACTTAGTTCCGGCTCGCTCTTTTACTGAATCAGCAAGATTTTTTCCATCAGTAGTCGCGTGAAAAACGACGACACCAGCTAAAACGACAAGCCCTACATAGAAACCAAAAGATGATATTTCTTTATTGTTCCATTGATTAAACCGAACAGATAATTTTTTCAAAAGCGAGTAATTTTCAATAGTGTCATGTATGTCATTTTTTAATGCTCCGAAGAAGAAAGTGAACATTGAACATAAAATAGCGACTGAAAAAATTGATATATACCCGTTCAAAAATGCGTATCTAAAACCAAATATAATTGCAGTCGAAGGGTCTGGTATTAATTCAGAACTATTAAAGTCAAACGACTCCAAATAAATACCTTCATGCAAATAACCCAACGAAAATAGTACAGCCATCACTGTAGAAACAAAAAATGTTAGGTCACGAAACGGATGTGCTTTCTTCATGTCTATGCTCATAACTTCTTGGTACCTCAATAGGATTGGAGCAAGCTACTGCATTTTATGCAGCTTCTTGCACTTATTGCCCCAATTTTAGCATTTACCAAGCGGATTAATCGCTCGAAATACATCAAAAAATTAAATACTTAAAATCACCTCGATTAGAAGTAGCTCTTATAGATTAGTTAGTATGGTTCGCGTTTCTTGTAACGCTTTCGGGTCGTGTTCGCCCTAACCACTCGCCCATTTCTTAGTGTGTAGCCTTTCATTAACTGGCCGTTTTGCTTTCGGCCTTTACATTTATAACCTTTCTTAGCCATTGGGGTCCTCCAATTTTCGTATCCGTTGCTCTTGGTCTTGTTGCACTCGTTTTATCCAGTTGATGTCTGTTTTCAAAGCCGCAATCGTGCCAAAGCTTGAGACTCCACCTGTAATAAGTGCAATGATTAACGCATCAAGAAATGCCATCACTTCGTTTTCCATCGTGATGCGTAGTATTCAAGTAGGTATCGCACCATGGCACGCATGCCTAGCGTATCGACAACAACGGCACCGACTTTAGGGATGTTCTGCAATGCATTGAAGCCTTGTTCGACATATGGCGCGTAATTGGGAATGAAAGATAAGATGAGTGGTACGAAGACGACTAACAGGATAAATTCATCTTTAAATCCCCTATCTCGAATGCTGATGTCATCAAGGCTACTGGCCTGCTCTTCACCATTTTGTAATCGCCGTACTCTAGCCTGATGCTTTTCATTTTCGAGCTCGTCTTTACACTTTAACGCCTCAGCTTTGTTTTGATTAAGCTGCTTATACGTCGCAACGCCACCGGTCACAAGGTTCAGTATGGGTACACCAACCGATTCAATTCAACGTGTGGGCCGTCTCTTAGGCTCTTCCAGTCACCGCCCCAAATGATAGAGACTTCAAGCTCCCTAGCCGCTTGTTTAAAGGCTTTGCTAATCGCTTCATAATATTTAAAGTCCCATGTCACCTTGTTATTTTCATCGTAAGCCACGAAATAAATCGCATGGCCGGATTGATGGCGACTTGGACGTTTGTGGCGATCAAGTTGGCTCAAGCCCTCCTAGTAGAGTTGGTATTGGCGCTTCACGGTGCGTAGACCTACCGTAACAGAGAATGATTTCTACTTGCCGGAAAGAAAAAAATTTTTGAAGGGAAAGACATAATTCATCAATCGAAAAGCAAACTGGAGAAAATAACAAACCTAGTGATATCAAAACCACGGCTTCTCGACTTCAGAAACCAAGCAATATCACCAATTAGGCAGTTAAAATAACCATTTTAAATCAATGATATAAAAGTAGTCGCAAGTTTCATCTATACTCCGCCGCTGTATTAAATCGGAGCCCATACTTTGCAAACAAACAATGACCAAAAGCAAGCAATTATCTTATGCGCACTACTAATCATTGGATCAACTTTCTTTAATGTTGACGTAATGGTGGCGAGTATTAGTGAGCAAGTCATTTCCTTCGTTTCTACGCTTATCACATACGTTGTCATTATTTGTTTGTTCTTAAGGTTCACGAATATGGACGTTATCAGTTCTAATTATCGAATCTTGATCGGTGTTAGTTTTGTTGGCATGACGATCTTAGAGAATGTTTACCCGGTCACCCTGTACAGTGACCAAATATTTATTACTGAGTACTACGTTATCTTTTGCATCGAACTTGTTCTAAGTATCTACGTTACGTACGTCATAATTAATGTATCCAATATACTTGGCTATTTAGGAAGGAGCTCTCTACTCAAATCATTGCAAGTAAAGACGAAAAGAAGACGAGATTCAAAAGCCGAAGCAAGTCGGGTATATAAAAAGCTTTATCCAGTATTGGAGCTCCTTCTTGACCAAGGCTATAGTTTTGACTCGCAAGAAGTTAAAGGGATCGTTAAGGTGCTAAAAGACTTACCAGCATTAGGGAATAAACGAAATAACTTCGCTAAGTTTTACCTGAGAGATGAATTCACACTACGTAATTTGCCACGTGACCCTTCATACTTTGAAGGACAAACGCTCTGGCACTAA